AAATAACAATAACGGCGGGAGCTTCGGCTCCCGTCACAACGAAAGGAAATACAATGAATGAAATAATAATAATGGCTTTGATACTTAGTGTACTAATGAATATAGTACAGGCCATAAGTGCGGAATATAGCAATGGTTACAATAAAGGTATGAAGTATGCTAAGGACTGGGACGAGAGGGTTGAAGTCTTGGAAAATAGAGTTCATGAGATTGTTGAAAGTCACTGCGTAACTAACGACGACGTCCAGAGAATAAGAAATGATGTCTATTCTGAATTTATCAGATAGTAACCAAAGATACCCTGGGAGTAAAATCCTGGGGTATTTTTTTGTATATAATAATAAAAAAAAGCAATGAGCTGTATCGCGAGATAAATAGTGACTGCCTTTAGAGCTAGACTATAAGTGACTTAGTCTAGCTCTAACCCCCGACGATACCCATTATACCGGCTAAATTATAGCCGGTATAGAGGAACCCCGCTAACGTCCTAAGAAAGCGGGGCTTTTGTTATATTATACCTTCCTAGACTCAAAATTGTCCTTTAATTGGGGCAATGTTTCAGTCTCTTCTATTTCGCCGGTTTCGGCATTTTTAAGGGGCTTTGTAAAAACCATTTCGCCCTCGTGTTTACGAATTAGAGAATTTAACTCTTTCTCTCTTGATGAATCTTGAATTAATTCTAAGATTCTTTCGCCATCTTTTGCGACGGCTTTGTCGTTGCTTTGTGCCAACTTCGACGCGTTAGCAACAACGCGTCCTTCATTTGTTGCAGGAACTGAAACGGAGACATTAAAGTCCTTCATTTCTTGGGCAGTTATACCTTTGGCTTTTAGTAATTCTGCTAATCCCTGCGTTATTTTGTTACTCATACCTATAAAATAGTCATTTCTAACATAAGGCACAAGGATTATTTTGTCTTTTATAATCTTTTTTTCTTTTTATATCCTGTGAGAATCCACCTGTAAGCTGGACTATAGCTGAAAGCTAGACTTTCGCCTAGCTTTCAATCCTCCCCGACAAAATAGTTTAGGCTGGACAAAATAAACCCGAACGTCGCTTGTTATTGTCGTCAAAAAGTTGTATATTTTGCTATGCAAATAATTACATCTACAACGCATTTCAAAAACGACGAAAGGAAATAATATGTCGGAAACAATGAAAAAGACGATTACTGATAAATGTCCTTGTTGCAGTCAATTATGGACACGAGAAATCGACGTCCCGAAGCCAAAGGTAGGAATTGAGGTTTATGCAATAGAAGACAATAAAGGAAGGGTAGACGTTACCATAGAGCTTGTCCGTCCTAGGTATCAAGACAAAGCAGGAGACGTAGACGTATTCGAAAGCATGTCTAAAGCAGAGTCAGACGTAGTAATTGCCCTTTACGCTAACAAGTATTTAAAGGACAATACAATATTAAGAGTCGATAGCAACTATATGGACAAATATGAGACACACAGCCGAAGACACGTTCTAGAAACGTCAAACGTAGAAAAAGGACTTAAAAGTCTACGCAAGGCAAAGAGACAATCAAGACGTAACAGACAGATTGACAGGTAATGTCTAACCCCACAAAACAGACAAAAGATTTGATTAAGACTTTGTATATAAACAATAAGCTAGACTCTATGATGTCTAGGAAAGAGAGCAGACATAATGTGTAAAAAATGTAACGATAATAAAAGCGTAGCATATTTAAACTACGTTAAAAATATAGTCAATTCTCAATTAGAAGACTATAATAACGGGTTAACAATAGACAAAAAGTCTTTAATTAATTTATTTATTAAAGCCGGTAATGTCTTAAAGGGAAAGGAAGACAAATGATAAAAAGAGACGAAAATGGTAAGATTATAATAAGAGGTAAGAGAGTAAATTATAATCTCGGTATTAACTTAGAGACTAGAACTCTTCTTAAGAACTTAATAACGTGGTGTGAGTGTGTAGACACTTGCGACAGGTTATATAATCTAGTCATAATGATTGAACGTAAACTAGAAGAAGAAAAGGAAGAAAAATGATAGATGAACAGATAAAAGAACGTAGACGTATAGTCAATGAATTAGGACGTATTAAAAGAGCGATATTAAATGTAAGAGTAGACGCAAATATATTAGTCGCCGATTTAGAGATTAATAAGACGGAATGCGTAGAGATGGCTAACCTAATGACAAACGGATATGAATCATTAAACGACGGGTTAGAATGCTTACACCTTATAACGAGAGATAGACTATAAAATGATAGTAATGAAGAAAGATAATAAGGGACGACAAATTACGTTGTCCCTTTCTGAGCAAAGAAAGTTAGATTATAACAGACGTGCTTGGTTTTTAAGACGCAAGTATAAGAACTTGACAAGAGATTTATTTAACGTATGGCAACACAATACGAGAAGTTTTAACAATCAGTCTACTAGGATATTAACACTAGCTAGACGAGTAGGGACGAATTAATAGTGACAAGGCATAATTATTATCTAGGCTTTGTCGAGAGCATAGAGACGGAATCCTTTCTCGTCGATTATGACCTTGTCACGAAGACTTGTCGAAAGACAATTAATGTAACGATAACCAAAATAGGAGATTAGACTATGTGTGGAATATATGGAATAGCGAAATCACCGACACCTTATACTACGAAGCAATTAAATATTGTCAAAAAGGTATTAAGGGAAATTGCAATAGATAGCGAGACTAGAGGTAGTCAATCGTCAGGAATTGCAAGAGTCGGTAGTTCGACTAGGATTCACAAGTCACTATTGCCGTCTAGTAAATTTGTAGACACTTTGGAATATAACGAGTCTGTTAAGTCATTAAAAGACGATTCATTTATATTGCTAGGACATACGCGTTTTGCTACACAAGGAGCAATAGTCAAATCAAATGCACACCCTTTCAGAGTAGGCGACGTCGTCGGTGCTCATAATGGCTGTGTTTACAATGTCAAAGAAATGGAGACTCAATTAGACAAACAATGTCCGGTAGACTCTCAATTGATATTTAAAGCAATTAACGACAACGACAACATACAAGAAGCAGTCAAAGATTTTGACTCAGACTTTGCGTTGTCTTTTGTCAAAGCAAATCCAATGGTATTATATCTATGTAGAGAAAGTAATAGACCTTTACACGTGGCATACATTCCGTCAATGAAGACGTTATTTTATGCTAGTGAATCGGAATTTATTGAGGACGCATTGACAATGAATAACATTGAAGCAGACGTATTTAGTTTAAATAAAAATACACTTTACACGTTTGACGTTAGTAAGTTTACTGACGAGAAAATGAATGTAGTCAAAGAATCATTTAAATACGATTCTAGAGTATATCAATATCAGATTAACAAGTACCCAACACAAGTTCAGACGAATGCCTGGAGTCTTACAGACGACGAATGGGAACCTATAGTTCCCCAGTCTATGATAGATAACGAGACATTACATCTATCACAAGTCTACGGAGGTAGACCGGAGGAGTGGTTTTGGGACGAAACACAGCAAGAGTGGTATTTTCTAGATAATGTCTCAGGCGAAATAAAGTCTGAAGAACAGATATCTGAAGAACAATACTACGACAGCTTAAAATGGGAAGAGGAAGCTAATGCCACAGACAGATAGAGCTATTAACGAAGCGATAGAGTCTGAAATTGAGTGTTGTGCAGATTGTAGCACAGACATAACTACAGACGAACCGGTTTATAATGCCGATAACGACGAAATATGTCAGAGTTGCGACGAGGATTACACAATGTGTAGAGAATGCGACGAAACAACCCATGTAGACAATATCTATTGGGTTAATTCAGACCCTTATTGCGACGATTGTTATAGTGAGAACATATCTACTTGTTATGAATGTGGACATGAAGACACTCATGACAATTTTGTCTACGACGAAAATGAAGGAGAATATTATTGCGAAGATTGTTATCAACCATCTGACGATTATCCTTCATGGGACGTATATTCTAACGAATACGTTAAAACTGCAGAGTCTTTTACTAGTCCTCGAAAAGACTACTACTCTAGAGACACATTTAAATTGATACCTTCTAAAAGATATATGGGAATTGAGATAGAGACTAATTTCCATGAATATGTAGATGAAGGTAATTTGAGATTTGAATTAGATATGTCTATAGCACAAAGTAGATTAGAAGATAAATGTAATATAGACCATACTATATTAGGAAGCAACAACCCTGAAGACAATAGGCATTTAGGTAGACTACATATTCCTGGAGACGGCTCCGTAAGAAGAGGAGAGCATGAGTATGGGACAGAAGTAGTTATGCAACCTAGACGAGGCGATATCCTTCATAAGGACGTTCAGACGATATGTGATGTATTGAAGCATGCGAATGGTGCCTACGTAAGTAGACATTGTGGTATGCATTTACATATAGACTGCAGAGATTATGACTGGTATCATTTTTCTGTCTTAACTTTACTAGTTAAGTTGATAGAGCCTCACGTCTATATGTGGGTTCCTCCTTCTAGATTAAATGGTAGGTGGTGTAAGCCTGTCAGTCAGTCGCTTAACGACTTCTCTTATATTACAAGTAGAGATGCATTCGTCGATTTTTGGTATGACAATGGTTCTTTTACTAACGACAAATATAACGACAAGCGTTATCATGGATTTAATCTCCATTCTCATTTTCAGGCTAATCAAGGTATAGAGATAAGATACCACGCAGGGACATTGAACCCCGAAAAAATGCGACACTGGTCTATATTTTGGTCTAATGTCGTAGACACTGCTTATGAAATAGGGCAGAGTATGCGTGACGAGTTTGCATACGACCCAAACCTTAATCAGTCTAGAATGTTTAAATCGTTGTATAATAGAGCGATTGACAAAAAGGTAAGAGAGATGGAATCTAATAATACCTATGCTAGAGATTCTGTGTCGATTAAGGGTTATATGACAGATAGTGAGAAAATGCGACGTTATCTTAGATTGCCAAAAAGAGATAAACCTTATCTATTGCAACCTATGTTGAATCATGTGAGAACAAGACCACAACAAGCAGTAATGTCTATTAGTAATATATTTGACACTTTCAACATACCTGACGAAACTGCAGAATTTATGAAGTCTCGTATGGTTGAGATAAACGCAGATAAAGAACATATAGACAAGTGTTTTGACAATAGAACAAGCATAGTAGAGTTTGACAAAAAGACAATGTCATTCAAATACGTAGATAGCTTAGGTAGTCAGTTTCCTTTAATAGACTATCCATTAATATCTAGCACATATTATGCAAGTGAACTTGGAAGTCTATTTGACGTTCATGGTAGAAACAGGGAATTACTCCAGTATACCTTGTAGCATAAAAAGAGAATAGCAGGTAGAATCGACATTTTTATCGGTTTTGTCTGCTATTTTTTGGATTTATTTTTATAATATTATTATAGTAGCTCAATGACAGCTCGACTAGAAAGGACAAAATAATTGACAAATGACAATAAAAAGCTTGGATTTTATGTATATAATATGTATTATCTTAAGAATATGAAACTAGTGGTGGATAAATATAAACAATTAAAAACTATTATAAGGATAGTTGCGGGTATTGAACCCCGCCTTTCCCTAATATTTAATTGCGAATATAATCGGTTGGCAAACCTATCCACCACTTTAACCGGAGAAAATAATGAATAAGAAATATAAAGTAAGAGTAAGCATTCCAGTAGAATATGACATTTCAGATTTAATGACTAGTTTTGAGACTACTGTAGATGTAGAGGCAGAGAATAATGAAGACGCAGTAAATTACGCAATAAGAGAATTTAATGAAAACTACGATTTAGATTCTATATATGACGAAATATACGACGAAGTTAAGAGTAACTTACTAGTGTGGCTAGACGGAGATTATAACTGCGACACTTATGACGACGACTACTACTTTGCAGAAGAACAACAACCTAGACCTTTTCCAGGAATGGAAGGCAAGGGAATAGACGGAGGCAGTAATGAGTAAGAAAATAACATCAGGATACTTAAGAAATAACGCAGAGCTAAGTGGAGTCTTTGTAATGTTAGACGGAGTAGAGTATCAAGTAAATACAAGCGAGTTAGACTTAAGTCATATTATAGAAGATATAAGTATGGCAGGAGACGACAATGATATGTCGGAGTATCTTTATAAAATGGAGGTGAGTAATGAGTAAAGAAGCAATAAGATTACAGAGACAAGTAGTAAATGCGACATCAAAACTACATAGTCTAGGATTTAGAATAAAATGCACATACATACCAGGTGCAGGTTGGGCGTCGGAGCTAGTTGATAACAACACTGGAGAAAACCACGAACTAGACGAACATAGTAAACCTAAATTTCAAGACGACTACCAAGCTAAGTTAGACGCAGAGCAAGAGAAGAATAACGACTATGCTCTAGACAATATGACTTGCGACGATGAAATGGTAATTGATGATGTTGGTCAGATGTATGACCCGACAGAAAGACTAAAAATGGAGGAAGAATGAGAACAATAGTAAAATGGAAAGTAGATAATGCTATTACGCATTTAGACGGACTATTAGATTTAATAGAAAAAGATGAATCGGGAATAAAGCCTACGACTATGAAATGGTTGGCAGGTGAAATTAGAATGACAATAGAAATCCTAGGAGGAAAAGAAGATGAATAAAATAAAACCATTAGATAATAGATTACTAGTACAAGCAGACGCAGTAAAAGAGAAGACGGATAGCGGTATCTTAGTTTCTTCTGAAACTCAAAAGAAACCAAATAAGGGAGTAGTCCTTGAAGTGGGACCGAAAGTTGAGACTCTTAAGTCTGGCGACTATATTACATATCCAGATTATGCAGGTACTATTATATATACCGACGGAGAAGAATACTTGATAATGAGAGAAGCTGAAGTCTTAGCTATACTAGAGGATTCTAAATGAGTGTCGTAATAGTAATTCTAGTATTTTTATTATTAGTCTACGCAAAATTCATCTTAGAAGAGATTGATAGAGAAGGAGACAAATAATGATTGAACATGAAGAAGGAAGTATAGAAATCAAAGATAAAGACGATTGTGTTTGGATGTCAACTTGTTGTGGTGGTAACGCAATGACAGAAGTTGCAGAAGACGGCGACATAGGAATTGCTATATGTAGCGAATGTCGTGATTGGGCAGACTTTGAATTGGAGGAAGAATGACAAAACTGAATAAAGGTGCAGTGCCTAGACTCACGCAAGAGATATATTTTAAGTGTAGCTCGAACGGGTCTAAAAAAATAAACAGACAATTAACTTTAAAAAGCTTTGATAAAAAGCTTGGAGAGTTAATGCAATTAACGGAGATTAAATGAAGAAAATAGACAACAGAACTACTGGCGACAAGCTTATAGATAGCCTTAAAGTAGAGGTAGAAGTAATGAGTTTTAGTCAACAACAGCTAACTTTATATATAGGACAAGTACAAGAATTAGTCAAAAAACTAGCTTATGACTTAGATAGATATAAAGAGGGTTATAGTATTTTGTCGGAATATTTTGACTCTATACCCGACGATTCAAAACAAGATGTTGATAGTAAACTAATGGAACTTAATTTATAAAGTTATAAAGTTTATGTTGACTCAAATAAAATTTAATATGTATATTGCTTTATGAAAAATAGATATCAAACTTCTTTTGTTGTAGATAAAAAACTTTGGATAAAGTTTAAATCTAGAACCCTAAAAGAAGGTGTATCAATTAAAGATAAATTACATAGTCTAATGCTAGACTACGTCAATTCCAAGGAGACAAAAAGTGCCCGCCGTTGGTTTCAAATACCCAAATGGTAACACAGTCTCTTTTGACGATGTAAGAGAAGGTAATGTAGATATCCTAGAAATGGGAATGTCGTTACCGACTTTAATTGAAATGTCGAAAGAAAGAGACCCTAATAGAAAGCCATCAACTACTGAGCTTCTAACTGGAACTTGTGAATCCTATTTAAAAAGGACTAAGGACTACTTTGTAGACCCACAAGATAGAGCATTCTCCTTAGCAGGAACTATGCACCATTCTAGACTAGAAAAACACGAAGACGATAGACATCTACTAGAACAGAAATTAGAAGAGTTTAATATAACTGGAATAGCAGACTTGTATGACAAGAAAACTAAGATGTTATTAGACTATAAAAATACCGGTTCTTATAAATGTGCTCAATTATTAGGGATGACATACAATCTAACACCAGACCCGTCTGGAGCTAAATACAAATCGAGTGGTAAATGGGGAAGAAAAGGTTCTCCTAAAATGGTTAAACAATGGTACCGCGACGAAGGTTTAGCAGAATACGGAGACTGGGGTTGGCAATTAAACTGGTATAGATATCTCTTGACAAAATCAGGATACGAAGTCGATAACATGTACATACAAGTTACACTTAGAGACGGAGGTCTAGCAGTGTCTAGAGATAGAGGATTAGATAAGCATATTTATTTAATCGAAGTACCAAAATATGACGATGAGGTATTAGAAAATAGGTTTTTAACAGCTAGAGATGAATTAACTAAAGCTCTAGAGACTGGAAACTTGCCTCAGAAATGTAGTAGTGAACAAACATGGAATGGAAGAAAATGTCAATCTTATTGTGACGTAAGAAATCTATGTCCATATAATAATGGGAGTGTAAATGGGTAAAATGAGTGAGTTAGACTTAGTGAAACAAGATATTCAACAAATATCTGACGACATAGAGTCTAGTAGACCAGAAATCTATGAAGAAAGTTCTTTGATTTCAAAACACCAAAATGTCTCAGAAGCACCTACTCCTCAAGACGTAGTTAAAAGTAGAAATGGTTTTGATTACGTAGACGAAGGATATATGCGTTGGAGATTAAACCAACATTATCCTGTCTGGTCTTGGGAAGTAATAAAGTACGAGACACTTGGAGACAAGGCTATAGTAGTACATGGACGTCTAAAGATTATGGACGAAGGTATACCACGTAGTTTTGACTCAGTAGCAGCACATAGAATAGCACAAGCTAGAAGTGGAGCTGGATACGTGGACTTAGGTAATGACCTAAAAGCCGCAAATTCAGATGCATTTAAAGTTGCAGTTAACAGACTATGTAATGTTGCAGATGACGTGTACAGGAAACAATACGTTGATAAGACTCTTAGTCAAAATCAGTATGACGCATTGCTACTAGTCATGTCACAGCTAGATGTACAGGAAGCAGAAAAAGTCGAGATTGCTTTATCATCTGGTAAAATAAACACAGACAATTACGACAAAGTAATGTCTAAACTCAAAATAGAGGAGTCTAAAGATGAGTAATGTATCAGATGTCTTAAATGACATAGATAACAATGTAGCTTATTATAATCCTTCTGACGATACTAGTGGCAAGAAATATGCTACTATAGAAGAAGGAACATATGAAGCTACTGTCAGTAAACTAACTATCAAAAAAGATATTATTGTAAAGAACCAATATATCAGCGATATCTTTGAAGCTAGTTATAAGCTTGACGACAAAAGATACCCAGATTTAAAGGGTAGGGAAATTAAGTCTAAAGGATACTTTAGGTTTAAAACTCCAGATAAAGACAAACATCCTAAGCTAGAGGATAATCAAGGTAACAATAAAGGTTACATGATTTTCTCCGAGGCTTGTGGATTTGAGATGAAAAAAGACGACCAAGGAAGATATCTTCTTCCTATGGTGATGGAATCTGATATCTCAGGTAACGCAGTTACTATCAAGGTTGTTCACGATAAATGGACCGACCAATCTGGAGAGACAAGAGTAACACCAATTGCTATCAACGTATTCAAATCAAACAGGGTAGTTGAAAAGCCATTGACGGAAGACGAATTGCCATTCTAATGGACTATACTATAACATTAGACGAAAAGCAATTAATGTCACTGATTGAGATGATTGAGCAGCATAGATGCGAAGGAGAAGAAGAATGCTTTTCCAGTGTTCGAACTTCTATAAAAGCTCAATTCCAGTCTCAGTTTATCAAACATGAAGAAGAGGTAATTTTAGTAGCAGATGATATAATAGACTCTGCTAAGAAAACTCTTGGTCCTGGATTTTGTGACAATTGTGATTAATGGATATTTCTAACTGGAATAGCATTATGAATTCGTTCCAAGAACTCTTGGGATATGACAAGGGAATAACAGAGGTCCTTGTCACTAAACGTCTTAGTAAGCTAGGACGTAAGTCAATAGTAGATATAAGTGGGCGAGAGGAAAAGTATCTCGTCCACATACTACGTAAAAGATATAGGGAGATATTAAATGACAAAAAAAGAAGTGATGATAAGAGAAAAAATACAGAAGACGGGAGTAACGTCAACCAATGAATGCTTTGTTAGATATAGAGCATTCCCTTCAGTTACAAAAAAAGTAGTTAGCCAAATGATTAAAGAAGGATACAATATAAGTATTGTAGATGACCATATAGATTTGTCCTTTTTTTGGTTAGATTGCAATAAAAATATGATTTTTTCTCAAAAAAGAGCATTAAACTAAAATAACAAATGAGGTTACCCCTCTATGGACATTTGGCAGGTTAGACGACACTTATGTCGCAAATGTAATTATAATCGATTAGAGGGGCATTCTCGTAAGGAAAAAAAATGAAAAGACCAATTTTATACGAAAAAAGATTCAAACAATCAATAATATTTGACGGATTACAAGATGGGCTTGTTTCTCCTACAGATATTGACTTTTGCTTTGAAGTAGGTAATAAATTCTTATTAATAGGAGACTGTAAAAAAGATGACGCACCATTTCCTACTGGGCAAAGACTAGTTATAGAAAGGATTGTCGATAACTGGAGAGCTACAAAGAAAGTATCTCTAGGGGTTATAGCTACTCACAGCACAAGTACAGAGCAATCTATAATGTTGGCTAATACTGTAGTTACTAAGGTGTATTACAACGGAGAGTGGAAAGAGACATTTATGGTTTTTGACGAATTCGTTAAAAGGACTGCAGAAAGATTTGATATAGAAAAATTAAAGCATTTGAAATAAGTTGACTGAAATAAAAACAAATTTGTAAATTATAATATGGCATGTAAATCAAAAGCAAAAGGTAATCGATTCGAGAAGGAGTGCGTAGACATCGCACAATCCCATGGCTTCAATGCAAAGAGAGCTTGGGGTAGTGACGGAAGAAGTTTAGGTGAATCTCCAGAAGTCGATTTAATTGTAGACTATCTACTAGATGAAGAAACCTCAAGAAAAATGAAGGTTCAATGTAAAGTAAGAAAATCTATAGCCAGTTACCTTTTACCACCAGACGATTGCGATATTACCCTTATCAAACAAGATAGAGGGGAAATATATGCAACTATTCGATACAAAGATTTGTTAGAATTAATTCAGCTTACTTTTCAGTTAAGTTAAATAAAAATACAGGGAGAATAAAATGAGAAGTGTCTTTACTTATAAGCCACAAGAAGAGTGGCAACGCGAAAAAAGTGAGTTTATGTCTTACTATCTATACTTAAAACAAGTAGACCCGGAGGGGTACGAAGATTGGTTCGATAAGGATATAGTAGACCTATATATAATGGGAAAGAAAAATCCTTATTTTTTTGCACAGAGAGCTAAACCTAGTAATGAGAATGTATCTATGGTCAGAGTTCCTACTAGATGTCCAATATGTCAAAAAGCTTGGGCAATAGAAATGCAAGACAGTAATAAATTTGAGCCAGGATATTTAGACCAGTCTGTATACAAGACAATACCTATGGTGAAAGGAGTGTGTCATAAATGCAAGGACTAGGAATATTCAACGAAGAATCAGAAAGAGCTGTACTAGGTTCAATATTAAAAGATGAAAAATGTTTAGATGTAGTAAAAGACTATATAATAGATAAAGACGCTTTTTATATAGAAAAACATCAAACGATATGGAATGCTATAATAGATTTAAAATCTGAAAACATACCTATAGACATGGTTAATATATCTAGCAAAGTAAAAGGTATTACTTATTACATTACTGGACTAGTAGAGTCTGTGCCTTCTACGGCAAATGTAGAGTCTTATGCAAAACAACTACATTCAGATTGGTTAAGAAGAAAACTTATAAGACAGTCTCAAGAGATTGCTAATAAAGCATCTGACGATACAAATGATATAAGTAGTCTTTTAGTTAACGTGCATGACACGGCAAGCTCTTTACTTAATCTAGAGCCGGGACAAAAATTTGACTTAGACGCTTTGTTATCTATGACTAAAGATTCTTTGTTTAGCAAGAGAAGTTTAACCACCACAGGATTTGAGCCTATTGATAATATTATATCAGGTATGACAAAGGGAGAAATAACTATATTTGCAGGTAGACCTGGTAATGCCAAGACTACTACCGTTGCTAACATTGCTAGGAATTTAGTCTTAGCTGGAAAGAAAGTAGTTATGTTCAACAGAGAGATGCCTAATACCGAAATGATGAAGAAGTTTATTGCTATGGAATCAGAAGGAATAACTTATCACATGTTAAGACATAATGCAGTTACTAGTAAATCAGAGATTGAGAAAAGTTTAAATATTATTAAAGAAAGATATACCGACAAATTATTTATGTTTGACAATATTAGTAATTTAGAAGGAACTTTTAGAGAGATACGACGTATAAAGCCGGATGTGGTTATTGATGACCATATAGGACTTATAGAATATCCTACTAATGACATGAGAGACTTAAGATTAAAAATCGGCGACACTTCAAGAAAGTATAAGTGGTTATGCAAGTCAGAAGAAATGTCTGTAATATTAGTCTCTCAACTTAATCGTAATATAGAATATAGAACAGAACGTATTCCTAAGCTTAGTGACCTTGCAGAGTCTGGTAATCTAGAACAAGATGCAGAGATTGTAGCATTCACGCACTATCCTTGGACTGTTAATTTTGAGAATGCAAAGAATGGTAAATATGGATTAGATATTGTTGTGGCTAAAAATAGATATGGCTCTACTGGAAAGGCAACCGTTGGATTTTCTCCAGATACTTGTACTTTGTATGATACTGTGGAAGAAGCAGAGGCAAGTGTCGCCAAGGTTATGCCTGACGTTCCATTTTAACGTAATTCTTTTAAATAGGATATTAATTCTTTTATCCTATTTGGGTCGTTTAAAAATTCCTTTTGTTTGTATGATGTATTTTTTCCAGGAACAAACTCTAAGTTTTCTAAAAATTTTATAGGAATTCCCTCTCTAAATCTGTATATACCTTTATGTGTAATTTCTTCTGGATTTTTTGCAGCCATTTCAGCAAGTTCTTCAATGTCTAAAAGAGATGGATATTTATTTTGACCAACGGCACCCCTTATAACCTGACCAACATCACGCATAATTTTAGTTTCATTTCGTCTCAAATCATAGTCAGCCATATTAGCATTATATTCAAATGGAGAATCTACCATCTTACTCTTTACCTTGTCGTAGGCCTTAACAAGTTGTGCACTAGCAAGTTCATTTTTTTTCATTATATATTCATAAGGAACTTGAAATTGAGATACAGTTCCAGGCAATTCTTTGCTTCCTGTAAGAGAATATCCGGAAGCATACCTTTCTGCATAATTGGGAAATAATGTAGAATAAAGAACTCCAGGATAATTATCTTTATCTTTATTAAATATTTTTTTACCCCCACCAACACGCTTGCCTTTTTCAACTAATTTTTGCATAGCAGTAGTTGTGGGTAAAACATTTTCATCGCCTCTGAAAAGAGAAACTGAGCCTTTTTTAATCTTCGGATTTAATAATCCTGCAGCCAAACCAATACCTTTAATACCTTTACCTAAGCCTAAAGTAGCTGCATCAAAAGCAATATTTTGAACAGGGTTTTTAACATAATCAGATAAAATATCAACTCCTAAACCTAGTCCTTTTGATATTCCACCTATTAAAGCTTCAGGTCCAGTCTTAAACAAAAAATTATCAGCACCTTTTAAAACGTCCGACAATGTTTTTTGTTTATTTTTTGTTTCTATATTTTCTTTATTAATCAAAAGGACCCTTGCTAAGAGTTTTAGATATTGATTCTAAAATCTTCATTATGTCGCTTTGAGCTCTATAGGTTGGCATTCCAGGACCAGCTAAACCTTGTTTCTTTGTTATAGCTGGAAGAAAATCTCTTCCTCTTTTAGATATGTCGTATATCGTACCTGTCAAACTTCTGTCTTGGTTGTATAGCAGTTTAGCTATTTGAGACTCATTCGATTTAATTGAATTTTCAAGCAATTGTTTTTTAGATAATCCTTTAGCAGTACTCTTTCCAACAGAAACTCTTTTAACTAAACCTAAAGCTTCTCTTTCAAAAGCTGGCATATTTAAAGATTTCTGACTTCCTTTTAAAACGTCCTGCATGGTTACTGCGTTCGGATTCTTTCCTGTTATATAAGATGTATCAATAGGTTTTCTAGCGACTAAGTCGTCAGCTTGCTTAGCTCCTCTACCCATCAATTCGTCAAAGATTCTCATAAGGGTCTTACCACTTCTTTTTGCTGCAGTTCCAGCAAGCTTAAGCTTCTTTCCTGGGTCTACTAAACCCATAAGTATTTGTTCTAGTTGTTCCATTTCCTCTGGAGATACTCTTCCAGAAGAATCAAATTCTGCACTCTTTTCTCCGAAATAGTCCATTAATGTTTTATTGTTCATGTCTTCACTTTTCATAGTCTTAGTCCTCTAAGTATTGTGTTATGTCGAAGTCTTTATCTTCGTAATATTCTCTGTTTTTATTCACTTCTTTTACAAATTTTTTATTTAAGGATTTTGAATTAAAAGGATTCCTTAATGAATTTTCATACGGATTAATTGCAAGAGCTGGGATATCTTTTACGTATTGAGACTTATTCCAGTCTGAAGCTAACTTAGCAGCTGCTTCTGCATTGTCTTCATACTTAGCTGTTCCTGGGCCAGTGCCAAGAAGAATTATTCTTTGTATCTCTTGGAATACATAACCTCTTCTGGTTTCCGCATTGTCTCTATATAGTTTAGGTGGTGGCTTGCCTTCTCCTCCCAAAAATTCAGGAAGGTCTCCTTTATATGCATACCAAGATAGTGATGCATTTATCATACTTCCAAAAGTAGGTCCTAATTTTATCATATTTTTTCTAGTCTGTATATTTAAATCATGTTCATTGGTAGCAAAGTTCAATATACTATTTAGTGCTACAGTTCCTATTCTTTCAGCGTCATCAAGAAGTACGGGTTTAACTAAAAAAGATATAGCATTGAAAGGTTCATTGTTATCCACTATATCTCCATAGGCACCTAAAACTCCTCCGGCAGCCATTGCAGAAGCAATTTCTTTTCCTGTTCCCAATTGAACGTATTTAGTTCTTTCTTCCTCGCTATTAAACCTCAAGTCTCCTGACATATATTTTAATAAATCTGCTCTAGCTTTTAAAGATATAGAGCCACCAATAGCACCACTAGCTGCTAAATAAAGAGGAGATAATATATTTCCATTAGCCATTTCATCTTGAACTATTTTAAGAGCATATTTAGATTGTCTTATAGGGAATCTTTTAAACAGCGTAAAAGGTTTAAAATAAGAATCATTTAAAGCTAATGCATCTTTATCAAAGTTTCTTCCTTGTTGAGAGTCACTGGCATATGATTCCATACCTCTTAAAATCTTTTTTTTCATTTGAGCTTCTCCAGCATTTGCGGGATTATAAGTTCTATCTATAATAGATTTCTTATATTTCAAAGCTTCATCTGCATCTATTCCAAATGTGTTTTTTAATTTATTCTTAGCATAAGCTTTTCTATTTATTAAAGGCATTGTAGCAGTAACTTCTAAATTTTGAGCCAGCCCCATCTTTCCATCATACATCATCACTAGCTTTCTAATATAATCTTCAGCAGCAGCTCCAGCTTGCATTTTATTAAATAAATTAATTGCCATAAATGGTTTTGCTGCAAAATCTTTTGCCATTGTATACCAATCTTTTAATCCCATTTCACCTTTAAAAGTTTTTATAAAAGCTTGAGTAGGGTCTGAAAATTTTATTAACCTAGCTTGACCAATCTGTAAAGCTCTACTACCTCCTAAAATTTCATCAAACAAAGAAAGAGCTGTAACTCCGGATTGTTTTACCATGTCTCTAACCTGAGGGTTAAATACGTAATTAGTTAATCCTCTTACAACAGAACCTACTCCCAACTGAGGTATTGTAGATATAAAAGCCTGAGTCATGTTTGGTATGGTAGCTGTACCTAAAGATATTTTACTTAACATTTCAAATTCCGAAGCAGCATAAAGTCCGTTTGATAATAATCCTTGTCTAGTAAGAGCATCTTCACCAGTTATAGATTCTTTTACCAACCTAACAGCATCTCTTTCCTTAAATATAAACTCAGGTACATCAGCACTTCCTGTTTTTTTGTTTAAAGAATTTTTTCCTAACCTTCTTCCTATAGCAGCACCAATTCCAGACATCTCTGCTCCTTCCGGTATTCTAGAAATTAATTTATCTAAAAATGCTCCGTCTGGCATAAATGTTTTTGATAGTTCAATACGTTTTGTAGAACCATTTATATAGTCTGTAAAAAGAGTTAATAAGTTTTTGTCTAACATCTTAGACTTAGACTCAACAAGTCCAGCTACAATATCTATAGTTCCAGCAGAACCCACTACTTTTCTAGATTTTTCAAGAGGAGCGTATACTTTAAATCCATCTGTATATATATTAGCATTTACAGCAGCCCAAACATCATACTCAGGTACGTCTGATAAAACAGAACCTTTTCTATCTAAAATCCTTCTTGTTTCAGTAAAAATTTCTCCAACAGCTTTTTTATTAGGGTCATTAGACTTGACTAATTTAGTAACAAAGTCTTCTACGCTTTTCTTTATTTTTGTTTTTGTTGCTTCGTCTGCATTCCTAAGAGCAACTTCGGGGTCTAGGGATAAGTCTCCTCTAGTAAGTTTCGATATTTTTTCGTTCAAGGAAAGTGTTTCAGTATAAATAGTATCTCTTATAGGTTTACTTATAACAAAAGGCATGTACCATTCTTTTCTTCCAGCAACCTTTATCTTTGCTTTTATAGCATCGTCGTAAGTCTCATCCATTATGGTTTTTATCTGCTCTACTGTTTTTATTCTTCTTTGTAAGAAAGAAACTTCTTTATCTGTTAGGTTTCCTTTTTTAATCATTTTAGTAGCATTAGATTTCATTGTAATTAGGTGCTTAGGATTTGCATCTAACAATCTATATTCATCAAAACCGGAAGGTATTGTTTTTCCATTACTAAGTTCTACTTTATTTCCAACAATCCAATTTTCCATATTCTGATTTCTGAATGGATTATATCCTGTCATGAATCTAGGAAGAACTTTTCTCATACTAAGTACAGCTGTATCCATACCAATTGCTTTTTGTAAATCTGTTATTCTTGTAGTAGCAGCAGTAACAATATTTCTATCTAACTTAGAAAGAAGTCTAACAGCTGTCCTAGCTGCAGGACTTTTTAAATCACTTCCTAAACTACCAACTAATGTTTTTCCAAAGTTTACAATAATAGATTCTCCTGCTACTCCAGTTATATCATCTATTACAGAACCAAATTCATCTCTTATAAAATTTTCATGATTTTTAATAAACTGTATGTCTCCAAACTGTTCTGTTACTAATCTAAGTTCAACGTCGGTCATATCTTTTATCTTAGGAGGTTCTTTTAAGTTGCTCCATTTTTCAATATTATATTCATTAGCTGTATTTTCTATAGCTCTTATATAATCTCCTTCTTCTAATCCATTTTTACCGGCATTAGAGTCGGCTCTAAGTTGTCTTAAAGCTCTTCTTCTTTCTAATGTTAAAGCAAAATAACCTCTGTTTTTATCTTTTAAATTTTTAGCTAATGTAGGTTGTGAGGTATAATTCTTTAAAAACAATTCTGAGTTTACTTCATCTAAAGCGTATGTATTTCTTCCAATCTTTACATTAAACTTAGCTCCAGTTTCTGTAACTTCCAGGCTCTTTCTATCTATCTTTGCATCAAGGCTTGTAGGAATAGGTTCCGGTGCTCTAGTTTCTACAGTTATCTTACCTTTCTTTCCTCCTGTTTTTACAGGTGAGCCAACTATTTCTACGTTAGCATAAGGTCCACTTGCCATACCAGCAGGTAATCTTTTTTTATTTAAATCTTTTATCGATAAAGAAACCTGTTCTGTTATTTTAGGGTCTCCTTTTCTTCCTGTCAACCTAATTAAAGGCTCTGATACTCTTTTGAACACATCTGAACCTTGTCTTAAATATCTTTGGAGCTCAACAGATTCGGGTATAATTTCTGATATTTCATCCCAATTTAAACCTCTTAGTATTTTTCCATCAACCTCTGTTAAAGGTATACTTTTACCTTTTTTATAAGAAGCTCTTAAAGAGTTAAATGTACTTCTAGGTAATCCAGCTGCAGATGCAATACCTGCTGCTAGAACAAAATTTTGCATAAAAGGACTATTTTGTTCTGCATCAAAATCTCTTTCATATATAAGTCCAGATGAAGCCATTATTGCTCCAATTTCTCCAGCAATTCCAGATTCAATTCCTCTAGATTTTCCTTTAGCTCTACCGCTTAGTAGAATTCCTTTATTAGCCGTGCCAGCGTATTTAGCAGTACCAAAACCAGCTCCTCCTATAACACCAACTCCATAACCTCTCAAGTAATCTAGTGGGTCAGACTGTTTTCCAATGTCAGACATTATTGCTAAATATCTTTTATTTTTATCTTTAATCTTTTGATACTTAGATATATCAAATTCAGAATTTATTACAGCATCTCTCATTTCAGCTGCTCCTGTATAAAATCCTTCCTGTGCTCCAAATGCACCCGCTTCTGTAAAAGCTATTCTAGAAACATTGTCTACAAATTCTTTTTTAGAACCCTTTGACATAAACCCTTTTTTTATCATTGTATTTGCTATAAATTCAGTTGCTTTTCTTCCACCCGCAATTTGTGCTACTTTACCAGCACCAGCACCCAATCCTAATGTTGCAATATTTGAAGGGGTAGGTAAAAGAAAAGACGATGCCGCTACGCCTATATCATACATAATACCTCTATCAACAACATCTCTATTTGGAACTCCAAATCTTTTGTTACCTGTTAATATTTCTTTAGCAATACCATCTATGCTGTTGTTATATCCTTCTTTTAAAACGTCAGGTAAGTACTTATCCCAAAACTCTCCTATGCGTTCATCTTTAGATTTTGAAGCAAGGTCTATAGGGGTTAAATCATCTATAGATTTATATGTATCTACTTCCGTAGGAGTCGGGGAAACTCCAGCTGAAAAGTTAAGTGATAAAGTATCAGGTATGGTTACTTCCTGTTTTTTAGGAAGTCCTAACCCAGCTGAAAAATCTGGTTTTTTGTCTTGTTCTGACATATTATATGCCTAGTAAATTATAGTTAGCTGTTGTTATAAATTCTTGGTATTCAGGGCCAATGTATTCTAAAAATTGCTCTGACATATATTTTATATTTTTATCTTTATTTAAGGCTTCGGCTAATTTTTCTCTAGATAATTTAGATAGCTCAGGGTTTGATTCAATAATTAACCCTCCAATAGTATTAACAATCTCTTGTTTTCTATAAGGACCAACTTGTTGAAAGAATGTTTGCTCTCCTGGTTCTCTAAGTAGTATAGTAGATTTTATCTGTCTTAATGCTTCTTTTGCATTTTCAGTAGAAACTTTTTTAAAGTCTACAGACGCTTTCTCATATCTACTCTCATCATAACTGTATGAACCTGCTGGTTGTAAGTTTATAAATGTTTCTAAGTTGTCTGAAGTAGGAGCGTTAACTCTCTCATAATCTCCCATAACTTTGTAAAGAGATTTCATACTAGAATTAATTGTAGATGCAGTTAATCCTCCTATTTCTTTATCATCAAATCCTAACTCATCGGATAAGCCATTCTTTTTATACATATTCATCATTTTTTCAAAATCTGAATAAGGTTGCAATCCATTTTTTACTCTTCTAAGTGTTCTAGCAATTGCATTTTTATGCTCTGATATAGGTTGTGATATATCTGCTGTAATAGCAAGGTCAGAAGATATTTCTTTCAATGCACCTCTACCTTTATTTATAACATCCATCCAACCCTTAGAGTCTTTATATAAATCTTTATTGGTTTCTCCCACCATTCTATCTCGTCTTATGTCATATATAGAAGAACCATCATCTCTTATTCCAAGAAGTGCTTCTGCATTATTATAACCTTGCATGGTTCCTTTTTCTATTTCAGTTCTTATATCTACAAAGTAATCTTTGTTAAAACTTGATTCCATTTTAACACTATTTTCTTGTTGTTTAACAAGAAGGTCTTTAGCATCTTTATTTTTATTATATTTAATCAACTCACTTTGTCTTTTATTTTTTGCGTTTTCTGTAGTAATATCTTTTAAAGTATCCATAGCTTTCTCAAGAGCTGTTTGTCCTAAAGATTTTGATAATGTTGGGTTTATAACTGTTCTAGCCATTTTGTGCGTAATCTCCATATAAGTCAATTAATTGTTGATAGTCTTGCCCTATTAAACCTTGGGCAGCAGCATTAAAACTCATTCTATCTCCCATCCCTAATCTAGAATTAAAAGATTCTATGTCTTGTGCTGTAACAAGCCTTCCTTGATTCCCACCCGTTGGGTCTGCTTGAGTAATTTGTAATGCTCTTGTTGTTGAATCTCCTAAGAAAGATGTAAACATACCTTGTAATGCACCATACTGACTACCTAACTGTTCTTGAGTAGCAGTTCTTTTTTGAGAAGTTTGTCTTGCTAAGTCTCCATATGATTCACTTCCAGCTTGTCTTGCCATGCTCATCAATCTATCTTGAGCTCCACCAGTAAGACCGCTAGGCTTTCCAGCTTGTTGTATTTTCTGAAGCTCAGACTGTAATCCAGTTCTTTGTCTTCCCGCTTGGAATCCAAACTGTTGTTCAATGCCTCCCATTAAAGAAGACTCCAATCCTTTTAAGGACTGTATACCTTCTTGATACCCTTCTATGTCAAAAGGAGAAAAGAATTGTCCATACTCTCCACCAGAACCATAGCCAAATCTTTGACCAGGGTCTTTAAGAGCGTCCATAGAAAGACCTCTTTCTTCTAATAATTGTTCTAATGTTTTATATTCTATAGCCATTATTCTTCTATCCCTATATTGTATAAACTTCTATCTCCTAAACCATAATTATTGCTTCTAAATGTATTAAAACTATCATTGTTAAAAATATTTCTAGTAGCATCAACTACTGGAGCTTTATCAGTCTCTTTAGCTTGATTTCTTAAAAAATCCATAAACGAAGTTCCCTCAGAAACAGTTCCAGCTAATTCTGCTGCTTGATATCCTCCATATAAACTAGTAGCTGTTGAAACTAAATCATTAAAGAAAGAACCTTTTAATGCTTGCGATACAATATCTCTAGTCCCTTGTATAGATGAAAGTAAGTCTTTTCCTGCTTGGTCTGCAAATAGTCTATCTTCAAATCCTGGAGCCGCCTTATTTATATCAAAAGTAAATTTAGGTTTTTTTCTAGCTCTTCTAGCACCAAATCCTAAGATAGCTAAAGGAACTGCTGCTCCCGGAATAATACTACCTAAAGTTTGTAAAGTATCAATCTTTGCTCCCTTCTCTCCATAGTCTTGAATGTCTAGTCCTACATCATCTGCTGCTTCTTGATATGCCCTACTTCCTTCTTTTATAGATTTCTCTGATTCAAAGATAGAGCTACCTAACATTCCTAGTGTTTCTTTTTGACCTAGCTGTTGGTCTGCTCTTAATCCAGCTAATATTTGTGATAATGTTGCCATTATATTTTTCCTTTTGTTAATAATAAAAAATGTTCTACACTACCAGCACCTTCAACAGTGTTGTAGTGTTGTTTCCAATACTTTGCTAATCCTTCGGGACCAGGCTCGATAGCTTCTGGTACACGCCAGTACTTAATCCTACAGTGCAAAACACCAGCAGCAATATTAGTACGAAGAATCCAATCCCAATTATCAGGCTGAGGGTCAATAAAGTGATAAGGGTCAATTCCAAGAATATCTGCAGCCCTTTGCATAAGTTCAGGCCTAGCCGATATAAAGTTCTTGCAATTGTCGACAGCTGTTTCAGGTTCCACTTGCCAGAAACTTCTAGCAGGACCAGCTCCAATTTGTTCAATGTATTCGTACTTGCTCTCCACAAGTCCAGTTGCATAGACAATATCCAAAGCCTCAGCTTTCGCATACTTTTCTCCTAACTGAACGCATACATCTTTAATAAGATTTTTAATCTGAGTACTATCTACGCTCATTGGTTCTCCTTTTATTGTAAGTAAAAACATTACAAATATGATTTGTATGTACCTCACCATAAGAAAATAATAAATTATTAGTCTTTATGTCAAGTATTTTATCTCTATAAATCATTATTATCTATTATTAATTGTGGTGCGTAATAAATATTACCTTCACCTTTTAAATACCAATCTATTCTAGCTTTATCTGGTATTTCAAGCTCTACTTGTTGGTATGTAATTCTTTCAGTCCTATCGAACTGCTCTAACTCGTGTCTCTTATGATATTTCTGCTCTCCTGAATATTGACTTTCTTCAGATAAGAAGTTACTATACCAAGTTAATATAGTACCTACTTTACAATGTTGTATAATACGACTTGGAAAATGTCTTTTATTTAACATATCTCCAAAACCATCATAAAATACTCCATCATACTTTTTATCTGTAGGTATATCATCGTACCAGTCACCTTTAACTGGTATTACATTAGGCTTATCTTTAGCCCACTCTACTAAATTAGCATATATTCCATCATTAATTTCAACTATAGTATGAGATTCAATATCGTGCTCTTGTATTAATCCAGCACTAATACCCATACCAAATCCAAATTCTAATATATGTCCACCATTAGCACACACCATATCAGCGTGTTTCTGCATTATAGGTGTTTCCCAAGTTGACATTACATCCCAACCTAGTTTCTCATCTATAATACAATCATCTTTAATTGTATATGTTGCAGTTGCAGCATAACCCTTCATCTACCTCCACCTCCACCTTCTTCGTGTTGTCCACCTATACAATGGCTCATATGAAAAGGTGCAGTGCCTATATTCAAAGCATCTGCTGCTGGTATAGCTGTTCCACCACTAGATTGTAATGGATTATTAGAACCTCCATAGTTATCCATAGTGTCTGCTGCACCACCTACACTTTCAAAAGAATAAACCTTGCTATCTCCTGAAACTCCAGTACATAGTCCTTTTAGACTAATATTTGTCATTTGATTTCCACCTACCGTATGGTCGGTATCTTCTAATCCACACGCTTCTGATAAAGCTGCACCATTATAAGCCAATCCTACATTAGTATTACCTACTACTGGTAATGCCATACTTAACCCTTAATCTTTTTATATTCTACAATGTCTGCTTTTAATTCAACTACTCTTGCTTCTGCATTTACTAAGTCTGCTTCTGCTTGTGTAATTGCATCATCAACTGGTTTTGAATCTGTCCAATCTACTACTGTTACATCTTTACCTGCTGCATCTTTCATTACTCTTGTATGTTTGATTTCAACTTGTTTAGGTGCATCACCTACTGGTGGTGCTTCTACTATTTTTTCTGCTATTACTTTAGCCATTTAACTTGTCCTTTAATTCGTTTATTTGTTCTTGTTGTTCTTGTATTGCTTTTATTAATACCGAAGATAGTTTTGCATAATCTACTACTTTATGAGTTTCATCTGATTTTAGGTCATTAACCTCTTTTACTACTTCAGGGATAATCTTTTCTACTTCTTGTGCAATTACACCAATGTCGTGTACACCTTTTCTTTTTTCTTTCCAGTCAAATTCTACTGCTCTCATTTTCATTACATCAGATAAACCATAAGGTGTATCTTTAATATTCTTTTTAAGTTTTCTATCAGAACCAACCGATGTTGAATAAGCAATAACATCTGCATCTGCATGAAAATCTCCATCAGTTTCAAATCTAAATTCTTCAGTACCATTAACATATACACCCATATTTGATGATGACTTTAATCCTTTAGCATAAGGGAAGTTGTCAGTTTGAGTTCCATCTACATTTTGAAAAGCACTTGCTTCAAAACCAACACCCCAACCATCATTATAAGTATCTACATCTGCATTAAATCCAATCTGAACATTTCTAACTGTAATTTGTGGATATTGCCAAGTTGATGCTAATTCTCCAATATAGACACAATGATTAGAGCCATCATGTCCGAATCTAACTGTAAAATCTCTTGTTTGATTTGCAGATAATATCAATGCTTCCTCATTAATCCATTCATTGCTTCCTGCTGTTTGATAAGCATATCCTGCTAGATAACAAGTAAAAGATTCGTCTGTTGTATAATCATATACATCTACCCAAAAAGATAACATATCTGCTGGACCACCACCTGTTGGAAGTGTTATTTTAATAGCACCTGTATGAGTACTAGTACTTGTTCTATATGTTCCACCATTGGGGTGTATAACTGTACCACCCTTACTTGCATCGCTATGTTCTGCAAATAATCCACCACCACCACCAATTCTAATATTACCTGCTACATCTAATTTTTCTGCAGGCGATGTAGTTCCTATACCGACTCTTTGAGAAGAATCAATATCTACTGCTCTCGTACCACTGGTGAAAAATGCAATAGTGTTATCATTTTCTGCATAAAAGTTTAATGTATTTCCAGCACTTTGTAAGAAAAATTGTCTTGTTCCACTATCATATACAGATAAATATGGACTACCAGTTCCTTCTAATCTTAACACTTCATCAGTTGCTCCAGAACTTATGTGAAGTTTTGTACCAGGTGATGCAGTTCCTATACCGACTCGTTGAGAACTATCTATCCTCATAGCTTCAGCATTACCTGAATACCATACATGACCACTTGTTCCTGAAGCAGCACCATACAGCATAAATCCACCTGCATAAGCATTATCTTTTGGTCCAACATAACAATTATTATTTGAATGTAATCCAAGTAATCCTATATCATCTCCATCAGCATCTTCGCCCATAAAGAATGTATTATTAGAAATCATTACATTTCCAGCTACATGAAGTTTCTGTGCAGGTGCTGTAGTTCCTATACCGACATTACCTGAACTATCTACTCTTACTCTTTCAGTTAAAGTTTGATTATCTGCACTTGCTGTTGCTACTTGATTAATTGTAAAATTATTTGAAGTATCTGCAGTTAAAACTATACCCTTAACACCTCTTGTTCTAAATGTATTTGCATTTGTTCCTGCTTCACTATATAAAGCCAAAAATGGATAACCTTGTGAAGAATTACAACCTAATGTTGAGCCATATCCACTTTGATTTACATGCCCAAAATTAAAAGCATTTCCATTTACTCTTGCATTTATTTTTGCCCCACCTTGTCCTGCTGTGCTACCCATTTGTAAAGTAGAAGATATAGTAGAAGCCCCAGTTAATGCTAATGTGCTTCCATCAAAAGTAAGATTAGATTCTGTATCTATATTATTTGTTCCACCATAAGTCAATACACCATTAGCTGTTGTGCCATCTATAGTGATTCCACCTAAGCTATCAAAAATATCTTGTGCTATAAATCGTTTAGGTGCTTCACTTGCATCTGCATCAAATAATATCATAAAGTCTGAAGCATTTAAAGTTGCAGTTGATAAAGCAGACTTATTTAGATTGATTGCTAATTGTCCTGTGCCTGATACATTTAAACTTGTTGAAGCAATATCTGTATTGATTGTTACTGTATCTGTTGCACCTACTATTGTTGCAATACCAGTACCACCTGCAATATCTAAGGTATTTCCCTGTGCAATACTTTCTGGTGTTCCACTATCTCCAGTTACATTAAATGTAGTTAACTGATTTGTATTTGTATCTGTATAATTTCCAGCATGAATATTAGTACCACCTTGGTCTGCAGTCCAATCTAAATGCTCAGCTGCTACAACTCCATTTAGAGAATTGTGAGTTAATAATGCTTCTATTTCTGAAAAAGCTTTTCTTTTACTGGTTGTGCCATCTAATACAATAAATTCATCGGTAGCAACCATAGTTTCAGTCATATCGTCTAATCCTGAACCGTCAAAAGCTATGTCATTTGCATTAGCAGTAATACCAGTACCACCAATAACATTTACAGTAGTTCCAGTTTTGGTTAATCCTGTACCAGATGTATCAAATTTTGTAGCTAACTGTGTTTGAATATTTGAAGTTACTCCATCTAAATAATCAAACTCTGTATTAGTTACACCAGTTGCGTGTAAGGTATCTAAATAATTTAATTCTGTAACACTTCCTGTATATCCATCTAATACATTAAGTTCTGCAGGAGTAGATGAAATTTGAGTTGTAGTAACTGCTGCTAATAAAGGAATATACCCACTTGCATCTAACAAATATTGTGTGTTGTCATCGTTTGTGGGGTCAACAATAGATAATATTGTTTCATTTACATCGGCAGTAGCTCCTTCAAATTTTATTGCATTTGCAGCTTCCATTGTTACCGTATCTACTGTTGTTGTTGTTCCTGCTACGGTTAAATTAGGAACTAATAATTCTCCTGTACTTGGATTATATCGTAAAGCACCAGTATCATCTAATAATGTATTTGATTCATCATGAAAAACTACTGGAAAATTTGTATTTGCTGAGTTATTTTGTACTATTACTTTTCCTACAGTTAAATCTTCAGCTGTACCTGTTACATTCGTCATCACACCACTAGCTGGTGTACCTAGTGCTGGATTTGTTAAAGTAGGACTTGTTAAAGTTTTGTTTGTTAAAGTTTGAGTTTCTGTTAATTGTACAATATTACTATTAGTAATAGATGTAATTTTAGTTGCATTCCCCACAGTTAAGTTTGCAGCTGTTCCTGTTACATTCGTCATTACCCCACTAGCAGGAGTTCCCAATGCTGGAGTTGTTAATGTAGGAGCTGTTAAGGTTTTATTAGTAAGTGTTTGAGTTTCTGCTAATTGTACAATATTGCTATTGGTGATAGATGTAATTTTGGTAGCATTACCTGAGGTTAAATTTGCTGCCGTGCCAGTTACGTTAGTCATAACACCACTTGCTGGTGTTCCTAATGCAGGTGTAGTTAAGGTAGGTGCTGTTAAAGTTTTGTTTGTAAGAGTTTGTGTGCCTGTAAGAGTAGCTACTGTAGAGTCTATATTTAGAGTTATATTACCACCAGAACCACCACCACTTAAACCTGTGCCAGCTGTAATACCAGTTACGTCACCTTCAGAAGATGAACTACCAGCTACTATTAAGTTTGTTACATCTCCAGTAGTTTGTGTTGCTTTTGCAGAGCTTGCAAGTTCAGTAAATTTTTGTTCGTATACAACACCATTTCTTTTTTCTTGTTTTACAAGTACTCCATCTTCTAGAAATGATACTGTTTCACCTTCTCTAATATTAGTTTTAGATGGTCTTACTCTAAAGAAAGAGTCAATGCTGTTGACATTATGGTTGCCGGATTTTGGCATTATGAAGGTCTCTTATTAGTTTGTCTGTAATCAATATTTATATCATTTATATCTATTTTACCATCAGAGGTAACTTTTAGTGATATAGATTCACAGTTTTGATTTACTGTAAATGCTTTAATTTGATAGTTGGCATTATTAACCGCCTGTCCTGTTAGTGCTGTATAGCTAGTGCTTCCATCTAAAGCGTAAGCTAATGTTAGTGTTGTATTTGCTGCTGCATCTCTTGCTGCAACGTAAACCTTTCTAATTTTTTTTACTAATCCTGGATTGCCAAAATCTATATCTTTAGTAATTAACTCTACGCTTTCAGTTCCATAATCGTTGGTTAGTGAATGAATTTTATCATCTGAATGTTTAAAGAAATATACACCATCAAATGATTCTACAAAGTTAGACACATCTGCACTACCTACGCACGCTCTTGTGGTCCAACCTTGAGTTGCAAAATCAAAACAAAAAACTTTATCTTCTGTATCTACACCACTATTTGATGTCATTGCAGAGTCTTGTAAAACGTATAATTGTTTATATTTTGGCTCGTAAGATATAGAAGGTTTTAATAAAACATCACTTAGCTCTTGTCCTGCTTGCCAAAGATTGTCATCTAAAGAAGCTGTTAGTTCTTTTGGCATACTCTGTCCATCAAATAGATATACTCCATTTCTGTTTACCCAAGATATTCCAAAAGGTGTTTTAGCTACAGAGTTTTGAAAAATACATCCCATACCATCATACTCTGCTTCTAAGTACCAACCAGCATCTGAAGTAGATGATACATTAATAACATATAATTTTTTTTGTTTAAAAGCTAACAACCTATTACCTAAGCTATGTAAGGCTGTAATAGAGTCGCCGTCACTAATACCAATGTCTAGATAATAACTATCAGGAAATGTTGCAAATCTATTAACTGGACTATAATATATTCTATCGTCAAGTACTTCTCCATTCTTTTTAACGTTTCCAATCCAAGCCCTTCTAGCACATACCGTAGCAGCTTTAAATCCTCCAGATGTACCTATTGCTGCTCTAGTTCCCACATCAATACTTTCTTCGTCTTGAGAATATCCGTTAATACTTTCGTAAGTATCCAAAGAAGGATTTACTACATCTAGTCCTGTAACGTCAGCAAAGTCTGTATCAGAAGGGTGTGTGAATGCATTAAAATCTTCAAATAGATTTGTTCTAACTCCTCTTTGATAATCTACGTCTAAAAATAGTATCCATCTACCGTTACCGTCTTTTTTTCTAGTATAAACTCTTACACCTTTTTCATTTTTATACCCACTAAATCCAGTGTCTTTTATTCTAAATCCTACGTTAGTAAAATATGCACCAGTTGTTATTGGGAATAAAGTTGTTTTAGGTGTTTGAGGTAATGTTTCATTGTCTTGTAAGTCTACTATACTGTGACAAAATTCGTAAGAACCTGCTTCCCAACCACCACCAGTAACACTTATACTTGTTGTTAAGGTTGTTTGAACTTTTGCTCCAGTAGCATGCTCTAAAGCACCGGTTCCAAATACATCTCTATCTACAAGAAGTTGTAGTACGTCTAAAGTTCCTGAACCATTCATGGTATTTGTACTTCTTACTCTCATAGCTTCACCGTTAATATGTATAATTTCTCCTACAAGATTCGCTATTCCTCCAGTTGATATACCACTACTTCCTCCATAGTTTAAAGAAACAGATGACATATCATTTGCATCTGTTAGTTTTAAATGAATTAATTTATCTGTTAATTTTATGTCAGCAGTAGGGTCTGGATTTGAATCATTTGGATTGGGCGTTACTTTAAGAAAGTTATCAGAGTCAGTATTTTCAATAATATCAAAAAATGATTGAGAATCTAAAGTTGGGTCTGTCTGTAATTTTATACTAAACTCTCCAGCTCCAGGGTCAGTAAAACTTGTTCCTTTTGTTATAGCCTCAAATTTAGTAGATAATTTTTCTATTTGCATAGTAGTGTCTAACCAACCACTAATATCAGTTCCAAATCTATCTGTTTCATTTACATATACTAAACGTCTTGGCTCTTCATGTGAATCTGGAACTTCATCTACTACGCTTTCATCCGATACAAATAAAGTACCATCAACGTAATAGTATACTGGTAATACTCCGTTTTCAGTTTGCATGTCAATAATAGCATCGTTAGAATCTTCTGTTAAAGTAAGAGTGCTAGTATTACCAAATTCTCTGGCGTATGTTAAAATCTTTGTACTTGTTCCTGAGCCATTATTTTCTGGGAATGCGAATACTTGAACTGCAGTTCCCAAGGTTTCACTGTTGTCTGTATTATATTGACTGTTAAACATAAAGGCACCATACCCCGCAACTGTTTGTGTGTCAGGTACATTGGCTGATGATTTAGCACTTGAGACAGAAGAAGACAATATTAAACCCGGATTATGTAAGTTTACATTATTTGCTTTTGATACTTGGTTAGGTAAAATATCCCTAGGAGAGGACTTAGTGTTAAGCCCCTTACTAAAGTCATTGAGCTGTAAAGATTTTCTTGGCATTATGCAGACCTTTTGACTTTTTCAAAACTACGCATTCCTCCAAGACCTAAAAGTCCCATTAATACCGTAGTCAAAGTAGTCATATCAAATTCAGGTAATACAATATTGTATCCCGCTGCAGTTAATCCAAAAGCCATCATAGGTTGCAATACAAAGTGATAACACAATGCAAAAGCACAAACCCATCCTACAAAAGGTCTCCACCCACTTTTAAATAGACTAGAAGAACCTGCTTCTATCTTGTTAACTTCTATTTGAGCCTTATTAATCTCCATGATTAAGTTTGCTTTCTCTTCTTTATCTAAAGTAAACTTGTCTACATGACCAGCTACTTTGTCAATAATACTTGCTACTACATTTAACTTAGGCATATTCCACACCCGCAATCACATATTATCTGCATTTCCATCTCCTTCTCGCCTGCCTTATTCTAGAATTAGGATTGTTTCTAGTTTTAGCAGAGCTTCGTTTTAGTTGTCCTAAAGACCTTGCACAATAAGACTTTCTTCTTTTAGCTGCTTTGCTACCTTTTTTTACTTTACCAGTAACAGCAGTCTTTAATTTACTTCCAGGGTTTGCTTTCCTATAAGCTCTAACTCCCTTAGCAGTCATTCCTGCTCCAGACTTAGTCTTTCTATAATTAGCTCCCTTTCCTTTTGTAGTTTTAGGTATAGCTTTTTTTCTTTTTCTTGCAGCCACTAATATATTAACCAGTTAAGTCCAACCTTAGACTCATAAGATTCCACGTCATACATTGACAAGAATCTTCCTTCTAAAAATACTCCAAACTTATTAGTTAGTTTCCAACCATATACTAGTCCTAAGTCATAATCCATTCCATTGTCAGCTAGTTCATAGTTAAATGAATAGTCTGACATACCTTTGGTAATTGGATAAGTAGTAACCCATATATGTAACCAATTCTTAGGCGTGTACTTATAATAGTCTGCACCTAAAGATAAACTTAGTTCATTTTGATACCCTAAGTCTTTAGCAAATTTTTCATTATAATCTTGCACTAAATCAGAATATACTACTCTATAAAATTCTTCATCAGTTATTGCTACTACATTCCCCTCAGCATCAGTCCAACACCAATCCCAGTATTCATAACCAAATTGAGTAAAATGTTGTTTCCACTCATCTTTATAAGGACCATCTGCATATCCTGCTTCGTCCCAAGCTAGTAACCAAAATGGAATAACTCCATCAGGGTCAATACCTAGTTCTTCCCAATATAAATCTATTGGTCTAAAATCTAAGTATGCTGGGTGGCTTCTTCCTGCAACCCCTAAAGATAAAGCTAAATTACCTAAGTTCTTTTTATATCGCATATCTAATGCTGCAAATTCAACTCCTTCTAACCCTCTTGAATCGTAATTTGCTTTTAGTAAAAAGTTATTTCCTAAGTATCTGAGCATATACTGCTCATTAACAAACTCTTCTTCAAACTCTTTGTGGTCTGAATATTGAATTACATATTCCCAACCAGTAACAATATTACCAATAGCAGCACTTTCGTTTATAGGATTTTCACTTCCTGAAAACCAAACTTCTGGCTTGTTCTCATATCCGTATCTGGCGAGTTTACGAATACCAAAGGTCATAACAGAATGGTCATCTCTTTCATCTATTATTTCTTGTAATTGCCCACCTGACACTTGGTATTGTAATTCTTTAGTTATTGGACTACTAAAACTATATGCACCATAAATAGTACTAAACTTGAAAAAGTCTTGTCCTATTAAAGTCCCCATTAATAATACACTACATAGTAATTGTTTATACCATCTTGCTAAATATATCATCTAAACTTCCTTAGTTGTATTTCATCAATTTCATTATTGATTTTTCTTAATATTGTATCTTTGTCTAACTGAAAAGATAATCCTGCTTCAAATCTGCGAATTTCTTTTCCATATTCAAACATAATAATTGTCGGTACTGACTTTACATTCCATTCATCTCTAATTGCAGCACCAAACTCTGGGTTGTCTATACTTGCATTAAATATAGCACAATTCTTTAATTTACTTAAATCTATATTAGCAGAAAAATTCCAATCTGCATTCACTTGAACTACAACACATTCATCCTGACTTAACAGTTGAACTTGTTGTAAACTTCTAATGTTATCCTGTGATACCAATGATGATGGTAACAAAGCTAAGCCAAGCCAACACCATAGTAATATAATATATCTGTTCATCGTTCATCAATCTTTCTTATTTAATATATATGTTTCAATACTTTTAATATCTTCTTTGATTTCTTCAACATCTTCTTGTGTGTCTAATACTGCATCTCTAATCATTTGGTCTTTTAAATCATATTCAGTTCGTGATACTGAGGGTGCAGGTAATTCTTTAGCTAGCTGTATATCAGCTTGTAGAGTAAACCACATACCAATAATCATTGCAAGCGTTACTACACCGCTTACTATAGTTTCTAAACTTAATGTTAGTTTAGTCTGTTTATTTACTTCCACTTTTCTTGCCTTTCTTTTTTGAATTAAATATTATGTCCCAACGCTTCGCATATTCTTTTTGAGATATACCTATATTCCTAGGCTTATCTCCTTTTCCTGCTCCGTTGGGACCTCTATACATTATCGTAAATCAGAAGGAGCTACTTGTCTAGTTCCTCCCACCTTATCTGTTTTTTTCATTCCATACCTTCTAACACATTCTTTATAGTTAGCCATGCATTGTTGAGCAGAAGCCATTTTAATCTGTGCCAAAGTAGGTTCTGTTGCAGAAGCTGCCGCATCCATTAAAGCTTTTGCTTTTACGTAATCAATTAAACCCGGTTGTAAAGAATTGTCTATATCTATTGTTCCGGTAATACTTGTAAGTTTATCTGGTTCTGCATAATAAGATATTACTAATCCATCAGTAATGGTGTTACCAGAGCCTATTTGTACTGGTTTTAATTTGCCCTCTGTGGTTTCGTTAGTACTTCCATCTCCTTCAGATGTAGCTATAGCGATTCTATCGCCCTCTATCCACCAAACAAAACTATCATTAGGGTCTTTGTATGAACTACTTACAGCTGCCATTATATCTCCGTCCAAGTAGTATTAGAAGACGTACTACTTTCATTATAAAACTGTTTTATTTCTCCATTAGACAGTCTAGGTATTTTGATGTATTCTCCACTTGAATTTAAAATAGTGCATCTAAAAACCTTGTTAACTGTTATTGCTTCATCGTCATCTAAGGCATACCATAGTTGATTGTGTTTTAAATCTGTTTTGGCATTTTCTATTTGATTTGGATATCTACCCATATCAATCAATGCTTCATTAATTAAGTTTATTACATAGTTCTCTGATACTCCAGGTACTGCCTGTAATACTCTACTATATATTTCTTTACCAGTAAATTCTATTGCTGCCATATTATCTCCTATGCCACGTCATCTAGTACTGCATATATTAGCACTTTAATGTCATTATCTGCTGCTATCGCTGTAAAATTAGCTGTATCTTCTGCTGCATTGAATTTTCCACACCAAGCTTCACCTGCGTCTAAACATAGATTTCCTGCTGCATCTGCTGCTACTACTCCATGAGTAAAATTAAAAAATAGTTTTTCCGTTGTAGCCGTTGTTCCGTCTGCTCTAAATCCAGAATGTTTTATTATTATAAATTCAACATTATCATTAGCATGTGTTCTTGTAGGCGTTGTATCTCCTGCAGTGCCTTGTAGATAACCTATATCTGCTACTAATAACACTTCGCTACTAGCATCTATATCTTGAGCATAAGAAATCCACTTACAGTTATCTCCCGCACCATCGTTTAAATTATATACTATTGAACCACTAACAGATGCTTTCATGTCATCAGGTAAAACTGATGCAGAAATATTTACCGTTGTTTTATTTGCTGCCATTACTTACCTCCTTGTAGTAATTGTATTTGTTCTTTGTATTGAGCGTCAATCATTTGATATTGTTTAGAATACCATTCATATTTAACGCTATCTTTTTGTAAATTTTGTGTATATTCTTGTATTTCTTTTTGAACCTCCGCTTGATACTCTTGAAGGTCTGCAGAATATTTAGTTATTAATGCAGTATTATCTTGTACCTGAGCTTGCATGTTCTGAACTGCATTCTGTAAAGATAAAGCTTGGTCTGCTGCTTTGTTAGCTATGTCGGTTGATGTAGCTTGCTGTGAGTCTGATTGAGCTTTTTGAGAAGCTATTTGAGCAGAAGTAATTGCTCTTTGTAAGTTAGAATTATGTTTTGCTAACTCATCTTGAAGCTCTGCTTGATATCTAACATTTTCTTTGTTAAAGACCGCTACTTCTTTTTGTATATTTGCTTGATACTGTGTAACTTCGTTATTAAGTCTTCCAAGTTGTATTTGAGCTAATTCTGTATCTTCTTCTACTTCTAGAAAAGTAGAAAATGTTGAAACATCTACATTTAAATCCGGTGCAGTAAAAGTAGGAACGCTTCCTGTGGGGTCTACCTCTTCAATAGAATCTACTAAAATATTTGCTACATCAGTAACGCTAGCATCTGCATTTGTTGCGTCCGTATAAGATATAGTTCCTAAAGCCGGAGAAGATGGAGATACTGCTACTATATTTAAATTTGATAAAGAAGAGTGTACGTCATTTAAAAGTCTTTGTAAGGAATTTCTAGATGCATATAAAACTACTGCTTCTTCTGCTTCGTCAGGAAAATTGCTTATAACAGACTCAGTATAAGCTACTGTTATGCTAGTATCTATAGCTATAAGCCTACTATCGTTCGAGCTGTCAGATGCAGGAAATGTGTTAAGCTCATTATTAAATATAATATATGCAGGGTCGCTTGAAGATGCAGCTTCCATATAATTTGTATCTGCAACTCTTCCCATCATTGAAGGAGGTAAAAGCCGACAAGGCATACGTGTACCACTGTTATTTTCATCTTTTCTTAGTACAGATATAATTTTTTTACCTTCAACATCAATAGCAGCAGTAAAATCATCTTTACCTGCTATTCTAACTAGCATATCAATAGGTAATATATTTAATACAGTACGTGAACCTGAAGTTAGCCAATCATTAACACTAGCTTGTTTTGCTGAAGTGTCAGCGTCAAAACTGGTTAAATCTTTTATTCTTGTTGCAAAATTAGCCATTATCTTCCTTGTCCTCTATATGGTTTTACATAATTTTTTGTACTCATTTTATTTCCCATTTTGGTATTCTTACTCATACCTTGCCTAGTCTTCTTCTTACCGTTAGTTCTTCTAACTTGTTGTCCAACACCTCTCACTACTTCTTCTTCTTTTTCTTCTTACCGTAACTTACTATATTCTTTCCAGCTTTTTTAGCTGCACCGACTGCTTTTTTTATCCCTGCTTCGGTATAGGGGTACATTTTTCCATTTACATTTGGCATTACATTATCCTCGTTGCTGGTCCCTTTGCAGAAGTCTTTTCAGCTCCTTCTTTGAGCTTCTTCATTCCTTCTTCGTGAGACAATGTTCTTATTTCCATTTGGTCTTTTCTAATAGCTGTTGCATAAGGATTATTTTCCCTAACAACAAAGTTAGTGTTCCATTTGGGTTCTGTAGCTCTTTTACCACAAGAGGTACAGTTAAACATTCCATCTGGATTAGGTTTATCGCAGTGTTGACAATTCATCTATTAAGTATATAAAATTATATAAGCTACTCTTGAACGGTCAAGCTTTACAGTTGAAATATCTATAATTGCTTGACTCGTACTATCGAGTGCATTTACTGCTGCTTTAATATCTGCTGCTAAAGAGCCAGATACTGTATCAGCTGAATCGCCTATGTCGTTAATAACTATTTTTACGTTTGCTCCGTAATTCGCCATCTTAATCTCCTATTAGTTTTAAAATTCTTTATAGGTTTCGGAGTGGGAATAAACCCACTCCATAGTACCTAATAACTATTTATTACTGGTCAGCGAATACAATGGCAGTATTTGTAGCGGAAACAACTGTTCCGTTTAAATACCATTTTGTACCATCGCAAACGAATTTAACTATAGTACCACTCTCAGGTGTTAAAACACTAACTTTTGAGTTACTGTCTCCATCTGAGTATACTACTGCAGTTAATTCACCGTCAACATCACTGTGTGCTAAGCCACCTACAAAGTAGTTTGCATTTGCACCAGTGTCAAATTGCCAGTCTTGAGCGTCTGCTGCTGCACCGCCATACCAGAACTCGTAACTTAATCCAAGTT